AACAGTATGTTTCAAAGTGCTTCTGCATTCAATCAAAACATAGGCAATTGGAATGTTAGTAATGTGACTAATTTCCAACAAATGTTTCAAGCATCTGCATTTAACAATAATGGAAGTTCTGATATAAACAATTGGATTATAAATACTGGTGCTAGTGTAAATATGCAAAGTATGTTTAATTCTAATGGTGTTTTTAATCAACCATTAGATAGTTGGAACACTTCTGAAGTTACTAACATGAGTAATATGTTTTTTGGTTCTGTTTTTAATCAGATAATAAATAGTTGGAATGTATCTAAAGTTAATAACTTTGTTTCAATGTTTGGTTCAAAACAATATACCCAACCATTAAACTTATGGAACATTGGTGGAGATTCTTCAGTAACAACAATAAATATGGGTTCAATGTTTATACGAAATGGTTCTTTTAATCAAGACATAAGCATGTGGAATGTATCTAAGGTAACTAATATGTCATTTATGTTTTATAATGATGCTGCACCAGTCAGTACCTTTAACCAAAATATCGGGTCATGGAATGTTGGTAATGTGACAGATATGAATAATATGTTTCGTGGTGCTAAAGCCTTCGACCAACCTATTGGGTCATGGAATGTGGGTAATGTGACAGATATGGGTAGTATGTTTTCTAACCTATTCACCAATGCTAGTTCTATGGACTTTAACCAAAACATTGGTTCTTGGAATATAAGTAATGTTACTAACTTTGGTAGTTTTATGGCAGGAAAAACATCTACTAATTTCTCAACAGCTAACCTAGATGCTATATATAATGGGTGGAGTTCATTACCAAGTATTCAACCAAACATATCATCACCACTTGCAACAAACATAAGTTTTGGAACAGCTAAATATACAGCTGCAGGAACACCAGGTAAAAATATATTATTAGCAGCACCAAATAATTGGATAATACAAGACGGAGGAATATAAATCAAATGAACGATATTAGAAAGATATCTATAGGGCCTAACTACAAGAGCGACGCGATGCACTTCATCGTCGGTCAGGAGGTCCTGGATAAGAGCTACACAGTGCACTCTATACTTCTAGATGACAAGTCTGGTGGTATAAAGGTTTGGATAGAGAAGAACTCAGAGGTGTTCTGCTGGAAGGAGTTCAACATTAACATGCCAGTCTCGCTAGAGTATAACATAAACTTCTGATGAGATCCCCAGATATGTTTGTCGTCCGACCATTAGATGGTAGGCGATACGATAATATAAAAAGTATTGGAGGGGTTGACTTTATAACCAGCACGTCTAAGGAGGATCACACGGTGTCTAACAGGTTTGCAGAAGTTGTAAGTGTACCTATAACTTACGACGGAAATGTAAAAGTTAGCGATATACTTTTAGTTCACCACAACGTGTTCAAGGTCTACTACGACATGAAGGGTAGAGAGAAGAGCGGAGCCAGCTTCTTTAAGGATGACCTATTCTTTATAGACGACGAGCAGTACTTCATGTACAACCAGAACGGTGAGTGGAACACACACTCCAAGTACTGCTTTATTAAGCCGCTTAAGCAGATTGAATCTACAATAAACAAGAACAGTAAGGAGGAACCACTGATGGGTACTATTGTCTACATAAATCAAGAGTTGCTAGACCTTGGTCTAAGCATTGGAGATGAGATCTCGTTTGAGCCAGATAGTGAGTACCCATTCTATATAAACGACGAGAAGCTGTACAGGATGACCACCAAAAACATTACAATCAAATGGACCACAACATAATAAAACAGAAGATCATTGCTGCTGGATACAAGGCTGTTAATGAGCTAATAAAGGTTGCAGAGGACGAGATTATAACTGGAATGGAGACAGACCTGTCTGCTGACAAGCTAAAGAACGCGGCTGCTACCAAAAGGCTTGCAATCGAAGACGCCTTCCAGATACTTAACAGGATAGAGCAAGAGAACGACAAACTAACCGAGGAGGTTAAGGTATCGGAACCTAAAATACAGGGATTTGCAGAAAAAAGATCAAAATAATCTATACACAAGGCTTAGCGAGTTCCTTCCTGCTAACACCATACACATGAAGAACAAGGCCAAGTCTTGGGCCTATGGTTATGACGAGAAGCACGACCTGGTAGTTATATCTAAGGACGGAACTATTGGTGACATATACGAGATAAATGGTCTCAATATAGCGCTACCATCCGTCCCAAAAATTGTGTATAAAAGGGACGAGAAGAAGGAGAACCAGTACTGGGATCCAGCTGACTATCCAAGGGAGCTATCAAACATAAAGTCTATATTCCAGTGGCACACGATGTCAAAGGAGTTTAAGGCCAAGTGGGTTGACTACATAGAGGGTGAGTTTGACCGTAGAGAGAACGGGTTCTTCTTCAAGAACAACGGCATTGATACGTACATAACTGGATCTCAGTACATGTACCTGCAGTGGACAAAGATTGACGTTGGACTTCCAGACTTCAGGGAGGCTAACAGGGTATTCTTTATATTCTGGGAGGCGTGCAAGGCTGACGACAGGTGCTTCGGTATGACCTACCTGAAGATCAGACGTTCTGGGTTCTCTTTCATGGGATCAAGCGAGCTTGCCAACATAGGAACCCTTGCAAAGGACTCAAGGCTTGGTATACTGTCCAAGACTGGTAACGATGCCAAGACAATGTTTACGGACAAGGTTGTGCCTATCGTGAACAACTACCCGTTCTTCTTCAAGCCTATACAGGATGGTATGGACAAGCCAAAGACAGAGCTGGCGTTCAGGGTTCCTGCATCCAAGATCACCAAGAAGAACATGTACGAGGATGGAGACGTTGAGATACAGGGTCTTGACACAACAATTGACTGGAAGAACACAGGAGATAACTCATACGATGGTCAGAAGCTACAGCTACTAATACATGACGAGAGCGGTAAGTGGCTTGCACCAGATAACATCCTGAACAACTGGAGGGTTACCAAGACCTGTCTACGATTGGGTAGCAGGATCATTGGTAAGTGCCTCATGGGGTCAACACCTAACGCTCTTGCAAAGGGAGGATCTAACTTCAAGAGGCTGTACGAGGATTCTAACATAAAGACAAGAAACAACAACGGACAGACTAAGTCTGGTATGTACTCTCTGTATATACCGATGGAGTGGAACTTTGAGGGCTACATAGACATCTACGGTATGCCAGTGTTCAGAGAACCAGAAAAGCCAGTTCAGAGTATAGACAAGTCTATGATAAGGACTGGTGCAGTTGACTACTGGGAGAACGAGGTAGAGTCTCTTAAGGGTGACGCTGATGCTCTTAACGAGTTCTACAGGCAGTTCTCTAGGACTGAGTCTCATGCGTTCAGGGACGAGAGTAAATCATCCATATTCAATCTTACAAAGATATACCAGCAGATAGACTACAACGACTCTCTTATAAAGGACAGGGTTCTTACACGTGGATCGTTCAGCTGGTACGAAGGAAATAAGGACACAAGGGTTGTGTGGACACCAGACTCAAGGGGAAGGTTCCTAGTGTCATGGATACCTAGCAACCAGATGCAGAACAACGTCATAAACAAGAATGGAATGAGGTACCCAGGTAACGACCACATAGGTGCGTTTGGGTGTGACCCGTATGACATATCTGGTACAGTTGGCGGTGGTGGATCTAACGGATCACTTCACGGACTTACTAAGTTCAATATGGACGACGCACCTAGCAACCACTTCTTCCTTGAGTACATAGCGAGGCCACAGACAGCAGAGATATTCTTTGAGGAGGTCCTTATGGCTTGTGTGTTCTACGGGATGCCAATACTTGTAGAGAATAATAAGCCTAGGCTGCTGTACCACCTAAAAAACAGGGGATACAGGGGCTTCTCTATGAACAGGCCAGATAAACACGTAACAAACCTGTCTAAGACAGAGAAGGAGCTAGGTGGTATACCCAACTCATCCGAGGACGTTAAGCAGTCTCACGCGGCTGCAATTGAGTCGTACATAGAGAAGTACGTTGGACTAGATATGGAGGGAACGTACAGGGACTCTGACGAGATGGGTGACATGTACTTCACAAGAACAATCGAGGAGTGGGCTAAGTTTGATATAAATAATCGTACAAAGTTTGATGCTGCAATCAGCTCTGGACTAGCTATAATGGCTAACCAAAAGAATGTGTACCTTACGGCAAAAAAAGAATCGAAATTAAGCATTACCTTTGCGAAATATAATAATAACGGAAGATATAGTGAAATTATAAGATGAAGGAAGTAACTATTAAAATAAATCCTGCCAGCTTTCCTGACCAGTTCGCGTCAGATAGAGAAAAGGAGACATATGAATATGGACTACAGATTGGGCAATCCATTCAATATGAGTGGTTTAGAAAGGATAACACTAACTCAAGATTTTATAATCAGTGGGGAGACTTCCATAGATTAAGACTATACGCAAGGGGTGAGCAGTCGGTGGCCAAGTACAAGAACGAGATGGCTGTTGACGGTGACCTTAGTCACCTGAACCTGGACTGGACTCCAGTACCTATCATA